AGGCGGTTACTCTGCGTCTGTGGTGACAAGCGCTACCACGGCAAACACTGCAATCACTGCTTCTTACGCTTTACTTGCTTTATCGGCATCCAACGCACCCGGCTTCACCTTCACGTTTAGCCAATCCGTATCTGCAGTAACTTGGTCTATCAACCACAACATGAACACGAGAACGCCATTAGTTCAGGTGTACGATATAGGTTACAATCAGCTTATACCGAACCAGATCGTAAGCGTTACTCAAAACTTAACAGAGGTAAGATTCGACTACGGTCAAAACGGCTACGCAGTACTCTCTTCGGGTATGGCGCCTTTTGTGACCGGTTCTACCTCTTTGTTGAATCAAACCACACCTGCACTTACTTGGTCTTTTGCTCACAATTTGAATACCAAGTACGTTAACTTTGAAGTGTACGATTCTACAGACTACACTATGATTCCTTCGGCGATTAGGGTAATAGACACCAACAACGCAGAGATTCACATGGCGTATCCAACTACTGGTCGCGCTGTAGCTAACTTCTCTGGTATTAACGGTCAGATGAATGCGCAGACCGCTTCGCTGGCGCTTACTGCTAGTTTTGTATTACCACTAAGACAGACTGTACTTATAACAGGCAGTTTTATATCTTCAGGATCTACTCAAGCATTCTTTGGAAATCTTGGATTAGGCACAACTACTCCAAGTGGTGCTTTACACATAAATTCAAGTAACTTTAACACCGCAACTTCCACTAGCATTTTTATAACTGATCACGGTAATAATACAAATGATGGTAACGAAGCGGCTAGAATACAATTTCAAAGTAGATATTGGTCAAATGATGACATGTTAAACGCCGTACAATCAGCTATAGTACATGGCAAAAACGCTGGCAATGGTTTTGGCGGTAGTTTTTTATCATTCCACACAACTACTAGAAACACAGCGTTTTTAATAGAAAGAGTTCGTATTTCAAGCGAAGGCGTGGGTATAAACAAAACTTCTCCAAGTGCATCATTAGATGTATCAGGATCTATGCTAGTAACAGGATCTCTTGCAATGTCAGGAAGCTTTACTCAAAACGGTTTCACAACATTAACAAGAGTCTCTCAAAGTTTAAACTATGCGGACGACACAGCTGCAGCAGCGGGTGGAGTTCCTTTGGGAGGTTTGTACAGAAACGGTAACTTTATCTTAATTCGACTTTCATAATCATAATATATGCCAATATCATTATCAGGATCTTTAGTAATTACAGGTAGCATCACTACAACCGGCGTTATAACAATGTCAGGCTCAATAGCGTCTGCCTCTTACTCTTCTAATTCTGATCTATTACGGGGAACCGGCTCTGTTGGTTTTACAACTACTGCTTCTTTCTTGGCGGTTTCTAGTTCTCAACAGCAAGTTAGTGCAAGTTATATTGCTTTGAGTGGGTCTTACAACACGTTTTCTGGGTCTACTTCTACAAGAATTACAAGAGTAGAAAATAACTACGCTACTACAGGTTCTAATTCGTTTAGAGCCGATCAAAGCATCACAGGATCTTTAGTAGTTAGTTCTGCTATTACTGCTCAAACGTTAGTAGTACAGACAATCACGAGCTCGGTTAGCTTTATTACTGGTAGTACTAGGTTCGGTAGTTTGACTAGTAACACTCATCAGTTTACTGGTAGTATGTATATAACAGGGGCTTTATATTTAAGTGGATCCGTTGGAATCGGAACTAATAGCCCGGTTTCTAGTTTACACATAAATGAAATAAGTAGCAGCATAACTCTTTCTAAAACAGTATCAGCGCTATCTTCTTCCGTTGGAGCTATCGAATGGAGAAACAATTACGCTTCTACAGGAGTTGTTTGGGCTAAAATAGATGCAGTAACATTAGGTACAGGCGCTAACCCTTGGGATTATAGTAATATAACATTTTCTACTTGGAATGGGTTTAATAGTCTTACCGAGAGGATGAGAATCTCAAATACGGGGAATGTAGGTATAGGAACTGTTAGCCCTAGTTATAAATTACAAGTACAATCTACCGCAGGAACTATTGCAAGAATAACTGATGGAACTAACAATTTAGATTTCTATTGTGGTTCAGGTTTAAATGAAATTGCAGCTACAACAAGTTTACTATTAACAACTAATGGTGCAACAAGACTTACCATAGCATCAACAGGAGCTGCTACATTCTCAAGTAGTGTGGGAGTGGGGAATGTTACTCCTTATTCAATATTATCATTGCCAAGTGGTACAGGTTGGAATGGAGGATTATCTTGGAATTATACTTTAGCAAATTCAGGAAGTAAAAGATGGTGGATAAATACAGACCAAATTGTTTATGGAGATTTTAGAATATGTACTGAAATTACACAAGGGGCAGGTGTAATTAGTAATGTTGCCACATTATATGAGAGATTTTATATAAATGCTTCAGGCAATGTAGGTATCGCAGAAACTTCCCCAGCTTCAAAATTATCAATAGGTGGTGTTCAAGGTTCTACAATAGGTAGTAATGTAGCTTTATTAGTTGGTAACAATGGAGCTGCAGGAACAGTTGGTAATATGATTCAAATAGGATTGCATTATAATCCTGCAGGTGCTACTCCTGCTTCAGTTATTGGTGCAGTTTTTACTTCTACTGCAGGTTATACAAAATCAGATATTTTCTTTGCTACAAGAGATGTAACAACTGATACAGTACCTACCGAAAGAATGCGTATTACAAGTGGAGGTAATGTCGGAATTCAAACGACCGCTCCTGCTTCTAAATTGCACGTAGCTGGCGCGGGTAATGCTGCAGGTGGTAATATAATAATAGGTCAAATAAACGATTCAACTGCTAAATGGTCTTATTTGGTAAGTACGCAATACAATAGTAGTACTCAACCCCAAGGATTTACTTTAATTGGAGGTTATTCCGCAGCAACTGAAAACACAGTTGTTATTGGTGGTAGTATATACGAAGCTAACCCTGCTACATCAATTCAATTCTGGACACACACTGCTGTTAGTCATAGTTTAGGAGGCAGTCAAAGAATGACTATTACGAGCGCAGGAAATGTTGGAATCGGAACGACATCTCCGACAAGCAAATTTTTTCTCTTAGGTGCAGGATCTTACAACACACCAACAAGCGAAATTTTAACTTCTGATGCAACTATTTTTTCATCAGAAATGAGTAACGATGCGTATAATTCTATATTACAATTAGTATCAGTAAGACAATCGTTATCTACTGGAGCAAGCTCAAATGGATTTTTAGGATTTTCAACTATAGACGATTCAAATAATGAGGGCATAAGAGATGCGGGTAGAATTGCAATAGTAAATGAAAATGGAACTTCAAGAAACTCTGCTACGGCTTTATCTTTTTGGACAAATTCTGGAGGCACTAAAACAACAGCCGCTGCAGAAAAATTAAGACTTACAAGTGGGGGTTATTTAAGACTTGCTTCTAGTGGAATTCAATTTAACGGGGATACAGCCGCTGCAAACGCTTTAAATGATTACGAGGAAGGCACTTGGACTCCTGTACTAAGAGGATCAACTGTTGCAGGAACAGTTACATATACATATAGATCTGCTAGTTATGTAAAAATAGGTAATTATGTATTCGTAAGATGGGGATTCAAAGTAGCCTCAATTAGTAGTGCTACTGGCACTGTACAAATCACAGGTTTACCTTTCACCTCAGTTAGCTGGGGCTCCTATCAAGAACCATCTACTACCGTTTCAACTGGATTGTTAGCAACGGCAGCCAATGCATATAGAGCAAGAGTGTTTGTTACAAATAGTTCAACAGTATTAGAAGGAAGGATTATGGATAACGGAGATACACCTTGGGATATATCAGATTTTGGTGGCGATGAATGGATTATTGGAGAATTATTTTATAATATAGCATAAATTTAAAATTAAAATGGCATTAACAGAAACAACAAAAGTCGATCAAATAGAAATAGTAGAAAACAATTCTATACAAATTAGAACCGCTACTATTATTGAAAAAGACGGATTAGAATTAACAAGAACATTTCATAGACACGCAAAACACCCAGGTGAAGACGTTTCAAACGAAGATCCAAAAGTGCAGGCAATAGCAAACGCAATTTGGACAGAAGAAGTAATTGCAGCTTATCAAGCATTAATAACAACAAACACACTATAAAAAATGGCAATAAATTATTTTTGGACAATCAACCCACTAGAAGCCTATCCAACCGCTTCAGGAGAAACAGACGTAGTATTCACAGCTCACTGGCAACTACACGCCACAGAAGAGGCAAATGGAACTACTTATACCGCTCAATCATACGGAACCCAAGGTTTAACTTACCAATCTGGGTCTCCTTTTATTCCTTTCAACGAATTAACTTTAGAAACGGTTCAAGGCTGGGTGGAAAACGCAATGGGAGAGCAGCAAGTAAACAGTATGAAAACAGGGTTGGCAAACACAATTGCAAATCAAATTAATCCGCCTTCTGTTACTCTACAGTCTCCTTGGTTAAACACAACAGGTTCTATCTAAAATAACGAACAAAGATGATACTCAACTCACCGTACATATCTGGGTCATTAACAGTAACTGGGAACACCAACCTAATAGGAGCGTTAACGGTTACTGGCTCTTTGGCCGGAACTGCAACAAGCTCTTCTTTTGCCTACACTGCAAGTTCTGCTGTTAGTGCTTATACGGCCGCTTCTGCAGTAAACGCAACTACTGCATTGACCGCTTCTTACGCGACCAGTTTCACAGTAGGAGGCACTTTAACTGCGCAGACTTTGGTGGTTCAAACGATTACTAGCTCTGTTAGCTTTATTACTGGTAGTACTAGATTCGGTAGCTTGTTGACCAATACACACGAGTTCACCGGTAGTATGTTTGTGACTGGTAGTACTGCATTTTTTGCTGGAAACGTAGGAATCGGAACCACATCACCAAGCGCAAAATTAGATGTTAGAACAGATAACGGTGTTTTAATTAAAGGAGCAACTAGTAATAATGATGCTATATTATCTTTTCTTCCAACTACAGGAGGAAGACAATATGATTTTAGAAACTTTGGATCTAGTTTTGCTATTCTAGATTCTAGTGCTAATATTACTAGAATGTATTTTAACTTTAATGGAAACACTGGTATAGGTTTAACTGACCCGTCTGCATTACTACACATCTCAGGTTCAGGCAGCGGTTCTTTAATGCGAATCTCTTCTCACGTATCTTCTAGTATATTCTTCGTTTCAGGATCGGGAAATATTGGAATTGGTACTACGACTCCCCTAAATGTGCTACACATATACAGCGTAGGGTCAGCTAATAATATTTCAATTGATGGTAATAATAACCCTGCGATGGTGTTAAGAAGTAGTGGAGTCATTAAAGGTTATTCCCCCATTATGGTCACTGCTAATGGTAGTTTTTTTACAGACGCATTAGTTGGCGATATGGGTTTTAGAAGTGAAGCAAACCGAGTTCTCTTTGGCGTAGGTTCTGGTCTTTCTATGATGACTGTAAATAGCACAGGTGTAAATATAGCTGGAAACACTGGTATAGGTTTAACCAACCCATCTGCATTACTACACATCTCAGGTTCAGGCAGTGGTTCTCTATTTCGAATCTCTTCTACAGTATCTTCTAATATATTCTTCGTATCAGGATCTGGCAATATTGGAATTGGAACGACCAGTCCTGGTGGTAAATTACAAGTTGGAACGTATGGAACTATTACAGCCCCAACCTACAGCACGGCAAATGGAGATGGGTTAATAGTTGATTTTTTCAACATTGGTTCTCCATATACAAGATTTGGAAGGATAATATCATCTGCAGCTGACGCTTCTGAAGCTAGATTGAGCTTTTTTACAAAAGATTCGTCCGCAAATCCGACAGAGAAGGTCACAATATTAGGCAATGGTAATGTTGGATTTAATACAACTAGTCCAACAGGATCAAGAGCTACAAATTTAGTACAGGTAGCCGGTTCTCTCGCTGTTCTTAGAGTTGGACCTTGGTTCTCCACAGACGATAGAGACTTTATTGAGCTACAAGCCGACGGAGCTAATACAAAAGTGTATAGTCCTAACGAAGACTTTTCTTTCTATAACCCAGTAGGAAATGCAAATATTACCGGTTCTGTAATTAATATATGCTCTGTTGGAAATACAAACTTTTTTAATAGTGGTTCTGAAAGAATGCGTATTACGAGCGCAGGAAATGTTGGAATCGGAACGACTAGTCCTAGTGCAAAATTACACACTTATTTAGCCGACGGCACAAACGATAATAGATTACTAATACAGCAAGGTTCTAACGGATATGCTTCGGCAATCAACTTAGTAGCGAATAACAATGATGGAGCAAGATACAATTATATAAATTCAGGGCCTAATAACAGTATTTCAATGTGGCAGATTGGTGGAGGTGGAGTTGAAAATACTATGGTAATGTATACCTCAGGCTCAGAAAGAATGCGTATTACAAGTGGAGGTAATGTCGGAATTGGCACCACTTCTCCAAAAACTAAACTAGACGTAGATGGTTACTTTGGAGCAGGATCAAAAGCAGTTACTATTACAGACTCATACTCAACACAATTAACAATCAACTTATCTAACCACACAGGTGTTTATGTAAAAGTAACAATCCATGGTGACCTAAGTAGCCACTCAGCTATAGGATATATGGGAGAATTTTTCATACAAAATGGAGCTGATGCTTATGCTGAGCCAGGTACTATAATAAGAGAAGTAAACAATACCGCAACCGCTACGTTCTCAGCAAAACTAATAGATCCTGCTAGTAGTGGTACTCGTGATTTTACAATTCAATTTAAACATGACGCCTCTGCAACTAGTGTAGGAGGTACTTTAATATATCAAATTCAAGGAAATTATAATTCAATATCATAATGGCAGACATAACATCAGTAGGAATACAACAGAATGGAACTAACGTCGGTATAGGTACTCTATCACCAACAGAAAAATTAGACGTTATAGGTGGAGCAGTAGCAGCTGGTAATGGAACTATAAGAACCGGTATTACTTATTCAACATTAGGATTAATAGGGACATTTACTAACCACCATTTAGGACTTATTACTAATGGTACCGAAAAAATGCGTATTACAAGTGGAAGTTTCGTTTATATAGGAGAAGGATATAGCAATACCAATCATAGAATAAATTTATTAGTTAGTCAAGGATCAAACATATTAGTAGTTAGTGCGTATAGCGCAGGCGCTGCAGATACCGCAATATTTTGTTCTGTGGATGGCGCAGGCGCTAACGCTGCTGCAGCGGCATTAAAAATTGGAAATAATACCACTAATACTCGTTCTATAAATGCAGGAGGCAGTATTAATGCAAGTGGCGCTGACTATGCTGAATATATGACAAAAGCAATAGAAGCTAATATTGCAAAGGGAGATATTGTTGGAGTTGATGAAAATGGTTTATTGACCAATATATTTGAAGATTCTAAATCTTTTGTTGTTAAATCTACTAACCCTTCTTATGTAGGTGGTGATACTTGGGGGACAGAAGAAGCATTGGGAGAAAAACGTCCTCAAAAAATTACAGATCAAACTGATGAAGAATTTGCAACACTAAAGGATATATTCGAAGCTAAATTAGAAATAGAAAGAGCAAAAGTAGACAGAGTAGCATTTTCAGGTCAGGTACCTTGCAACGTAACAGGCGCAACTGTAGGGGATTACATCATACCAATCGAATTAGAAAACGGAAAAATAGGCGGACAAGCGGTAACCAATCCAACTTTCGAACAATACCAAATATCAGTAGGTAAAGTTTGGAAGATTATGGAAGATGGAAGAGCTTGGATAGCAGTTAAAATAGGATAAAATAAAGAAGAACAATGCAAATACAAAACGCACTACTAACAGGATCAACAACAGTATACGGACCAATAACGTTCGTATCAGGAAGCATAATAGGAAGCTCTAGCTACGCGGCTACCAGTTCTTACGCGGATACTTTTACGGTAGCGGGCAGTTTAACGGCTCAAACCTTAGTAGTGCAAACCATCACTAGCTCGATCAGTTTTATTACCGGTAGTACTAGGTTCGGTAGTTTACAAACTAATACACATACATTTACTGGAAGTTTACAAGTGACTGGGTCAGGACCTCATACCTTATTTGGAAATGTACAAATGGGAAATATCGCATCAGTATTAACCGCAACGCCCGTTATTTTATCTTTAGGTGGAACTTATAGTAGCACAGCAGGCTCTAATGTTAAATTAAGAGTGTATGAAGAAGCAACTGCTATAGGAGGTATGAGTGTATCATCAGGCCAAATGGAAGTTAACACATGGTCCTCAGGTAAAATTGCTTTCTATAGAGGCACTACTCAAACAGCCGTTTTTGATACTAGTGGAAATTTAGGAATTGCTACTGCAACTCCGGCAAAAAAATTAGATGTACTTGGAGACATACGACTCCGTACAGATGCAACTGGTTTGGGACCTTCTTTAATACTTAACAACGGAACTGAAGCGGCAAATAATTATTCTCAAATTGCTTTTGGAGGAACTTCCTTTTCAACAACTTACTTAAAAGGTGGTATTGCTTATGTAACAGTGGCTTCTGGTTATGGTAAAGGTCATATGTATTTCTTACAAAACTCAATTGATGATAGTAGTAATGCCACTCTTGCGAATGCTGTAATGGCAATTACGAATACGGGTAGCGTTGGTATAGGTTTAACTAATCCATCATCCAAACTTCACGTGTCAGGTTCAGGCAGCGGTTCTCTATTTCAAATCTCTTCTACAGTATCTTCTAGTATATTCTTCGTTTCCGGTTCAGGTAATGTTGGTATAGGTACTACAAGTCCTTCAACATCAACCAAATTAACTATTTCTTCCACTAGTCAGTTCGGGATTGATCTATCAAATTCTGGAACAGGTGGATTAAGCTGGCAGATTGGTTCAACAAACGATAGCTATGCAGCCGGTGGGGGTAGACTAATTTTTACTTACAATAATTTATCATCTAATTCAGTTTTAACATTAGTACAGTCTAGTGGTAACGTTGGTATAGGTACTACAACCCCAACAGCAAAACTCCACATCTCAGGTTCAGGCAGCGGTTCTTTAATGCAAATCTCTTCTACGGTATCTTCTAGTATTTTCTTCGTTTCAGGATCAGGAAATGTTGGAATTGGAACTACATCTCCATCTACTAAATTAGAAGTAAATGATACAAATGGTGTTCCTTTAAGATTTGGTGATATATCAACTTCTATAACTGGTCAAACTGCTGGTTATATAGGGATGTCTACTTCTGCTTACAGTGGTAATAATGGTGATTTAGTTTTATTTCCTAGAACAAGTGCTACTTCAAATATATTATTAATGAGTGGTAGTGTTGGAATCGGAACGACTAGTCCAAGTGCTTGGAATGGTAATCAAGGATTATTAGTATCTCAAACAGGAACAGGTAATACTAATACAATTTATTCTTTACAATCTGCTGCAACGTCAGTAGATACAGGTGGTATTTTAGAAGGATTTTCAACCAATACAACAGCAGGAAGTAAAGCATTAGGTTCAATAGTTTTTTTAAGAGAAAACACTTCAACAACTGCTTTAAGTTCATATACGGGATTTTATACTAACAATGCTGGTACTGTTGCAGAAAGAATGAGAATCACATCAGCGGGCAGTGTTGGAATTGGAACGACTAGTCCAGGTTATAATTTAGAAGTATATGGAACCTCTAATTCTGTAATAGCAATCCGTTCGGGCACCACTAATAGTTTTAGAGGAATAACATTTTTAAATGGTACTAGTGATTCTACAGAATATGCTTATATAAAATATAATGCTACTTCTGGAGAAATGAGATATTATGCAAATCCAGCAGCTTTTGGAGGTTATACCACGTTCTACTCAAATAATACGGAGTCAATGCGTATTACAAGTGCAGGTAGTGTATCAATAGGTAGTACATCCGCAGCTTATAACTTTAACGTATATGGTGCTTCGGGAGCAGATGGATGGGGAGGATTTTTTGGAGGTGCTGGTGGTACTAAAGGTGGAATATATTTAGGTAATGCTGGTAATCAATACGGCAGCCTTCACTTTGATAACGCTACTAATAATGTTGTCTTAAAACAATCCTATGTATCAGGTACAGTTAATGTTATAGCAAATACTGGAGGAGTAACCTTAGCAAACGGTGGTACTTCATGGGCGGCTATATCAGATAGAAGAAAGAAAAAGAATTTTGAAACTACACAAGGTTTAGCTGAATTATTGCAAATAGAACCTGTAAAATACCACTTTGAATGGGATAACGATTGCGTTCCAAAAAGAATGGGTTTTATAGCTCAAAACATACTACCTATAATCCCTGAAATGGTAAGTAAGACATCGGAAATAGCTGAAGACGGAAGTTCATATTTAGCAATAACTCCAGATTATATTTTACCAGTCTTAACAAAAGCAATCCAAGAACTTTCAACAAAACTAGACGAAGCCACCACAAGAATAAAAACACTAGAATCAAGATAATATTTATATTTAGACTAGTTTCAAAATACATAAATGCCAATAGAATTTCAAAATAGAACCGGGACTGGAGGAATGCAATTCTCTAATCTAAGCGGAAACGGAAGGTTCGATATGTTTGTGCCTCCTTCGAGTGTTACTCCATCTCCTTCTATTACTCCAAGCATTAGTATTACTCCATCGGTTACTCCAAGTGTCTCTATTACGCCTTCTATTAGTAGAACTCCATCTATTTCCGTAACTCCATCTATTAGTAGAACTCCAAGCGTGTCAATTACGCCTTCTGTAACTCCTAGCGTATCTGTAACACCATCTATTTCCGTAACTCCGTCTATTAGTAGAACTCCTAGCGTATCCATAACTCCAAGTATTAGTATTACTCCGTCGATATCTATAACGCCGACGTTCTCACCTAGTAGAACACCAAGCATATCAATTACACCTACGTTCTCACCAAGTACAACTGCTACCGTATCGATAACTCCTAGTATCACAAGAACTCCAAGTACGACAGCTACTGTTTCAATTACTCCAAGCGTTAGCATAACACCAAGCATTACTAGAACGCCTTCGCTTACACCAACTGTATCTATTACTCCTACTGTTAGTATAACGCCAAGCATAACTTTAACTCCAAGTACAACTGCTACCGTATCGATAACTCCTAGTATCACAAGAACTCCAAGTACGACAGCTACTGTTTCAATAACTCCAACGGTTTCAATCACTCCAAGCGTTAGCATAACACCGTCTATAACTTTAACGTCTAGTGTATCCGTTACTCCATCTGTTTCTGTTACTCCAAGCATTACGTTGACACCGAGCATTACTAGAACTCCAAGTACGACAGCCACGGTTTCTGTTACTCCAAGCGTTTCTATTACTCCGAGCATTACTAGAACTCCAAGTACGACTGCTACAGTTTCAATAACACCAAGTGTATCGATAACTCCGTCTATCACAAGAACTCCGAGCTTAACTCCAACTGTTTCAATAACTCCTAGCGTTTCAATTACTCCAAGCATTACTAGAACGCCTTCGCTTACACCAACGGTTTCTGTTACCGCTACAGTTTCAATTACCCCAAGCGTCTCGATAACTCCAAGCATTACTAGAACTCCAAGTGTAAGTATAACTCCAAGTGTAAGTATAACTCCAAGCATTACTAGAACTCCAAGCGTAAGTATAACTCCAAGCATTACTAGAACTCCAAGCTTAACTCCAACTGTTTCAATAACTCCTAGCGTTTCAATTACTCCGAGTATAACTAGAACGCCTTCAGTAACTCCAAGCGTATCAGTTACTCCTTCAGTATCGTTGACTCCAAGCATTACAAGAACGCCTTCAGTTACTCCTAGTGTGTCTCTTACTCCAAGCGTATCGTTGACTCCAAGCATTACAAGAACGCCTTCAGTTACGCCTCCGCCTAGTATTTCAAGAACGCCGTCTGTTACTCCACCGGTTAGTATTAGTTTAACACCAGCTCCAAGTATTTCAAGAACACCGCCTGTGAGTATTAGTTTAACACCACCTGTGAGTATAAGCTTGACTCCAAGTATTACACCATCGCCTTCAGCTCCAGTGGCTGGTTATGATTTCTATTTCGCAGATGATTACAGTTGCGCCGAACCTTGTAGCTTATACGCAGCAGATCAAATTGTTGCTTTCCCAGCTGGATCTTCTGTAACAAATAATAAGTTCTACTCATGGTCAGGTGGTACCGATTCATTCAAAATAACAGGAACAACGACAGATCCTGGTTATGCTGTACCATTATTATATCCTGCCGATGGACCATGGAATAGCTGCGATTTAGCTTGCGCCGTCTCATAAAATTTTAAAATATGAATTTCTTTAAATTAAACGTAAATTACACAATTACTGGCTCCTTTGGAGGTACAGAAACTAAAATGGCCTCCTATGTGTCTTCGGCTGCTTCTTTAGAAGAGGCTAAGGCCGCAATGGAACCTATAATAACAGAACTAATGGAAAAAGTATCCGGATCTTTTGTGTCTATCACTTGATGTGCAAAATAATAATATAAGTGAATAACACCAAAAAGATTCTCTTGCAAAAAACCATATATTTATATATACAAACAATTAAAACCAATAAAATATGTTATTCGGAATCATTATCGTAGTAGTGGCTATCGCAGTTGCTATCTTATTGAACAAATCAAAGATTTCTAAAGTAGTAAATCAAGTTGAAGACGCTATTGCTCCTGCAATCCAAGAGGTTAAAGAAGTGGTAGAAAAAGCCGCTGCTGTAGCTCCAAAGAACGAAGTAGTAAAACAAGCTAAAGAAGTCTCTAAGCAGGTTAAAACTACAAAAAAACCAACTCCTAAAAAATCTAAATAATATATGGAAAAAACAGCGTTAAAGCTTTACGAGTTTTATAACTTAGAAGCAGAACTTAACGGAGTTACGAATCAGCAAACCGGCGAATCTATTTCCAAAGGTTTACTTTCAGAAAAGATCAAGTTAACAACCAAGTATTGGATGAACGATCTTGTAAAAAAAGTAACCGCAGAGAAAGAAGCATGTGAAGCTATCAAAACCGAGTTAATTAAAAAGCACGGAACTCCTGACGAAGAAGGAAATGTTACAATTCCAATGTACATTAATATCGTAAAGGACGAAGACGGCAAAGTAGTATCGGCAGAGAACAATCCTACTTTTGCAGAGTTTCAAAAAGAATTCAACGCCTTATTGAGCGAAGAGAGAGAATTAGAACACAAAGCATTTAAGTTGGAAGACTTCGAAGACGTACAATCAGAAGGCTCTTACTCAACTTTCTTCAAACTTATCAAAGCAGAAGAGTAGTAGAAAACTTATCAATAGAAATGGCCTGCATTTAGCGGGCCATCTTTTTTACATATTTATAGCAAATACAGTTATGGCCAATCAACTTACGCAAGAAGAGTTACAGCAAATAAATCTTATTAAAAACGACGCTTTAGAGGTCGCTTCTTCTCTTGGAGAATTGCAATATCAAAAGATTACAATAGAATTAGAGCAAGAGGAGCTAAAAGCAAAGATTAAGAGAATTAAGCAAAAAGAAAACGAAATCTTCGAAGAAATTAGATCTAAATACGGTAACATCTCCATTAATACAGAAACTGGGGAAATTAGCTAAAGTGTTTTGAATCAAGTATTGATATTTATTACTAGAAAAAAACGACATAAATGGCCGAAACACTTATTAGCCCAGGAGTATTCTTATCAGAAAACGACCTTTCGCAAATTACCCAAGGACCAGTACAAGCAGGAGCCGCTCTTTTAGGCCCTACAGTTATTGGACCAGTCAACATACCTACGTTAGTCACAACCTACTCACAATACAAAGCTATTTTCGGAGCGGGATTCGTTTCCGGAGGAGCTGCTTACGAGTACTTAACTAGCATGGCCGCTTTGAACTATTTTGAGCAAGGCGGAAATTCTTTGTTAATTACAAGAATTGCTTCAGGCTCTTTCACGCCGGCTACAGCAAGTATCGGTGCATCAGGATCAGCTACCTCTTTTGTTTTAGAGACGCTGTCTTCAGGTATAACAATGAACAACAGCTTAGGCGCATCAGGATCTACAGTAGCAAATGGAGCTATACCATCAGGATCAAGCGCTAACGTTAGATGGGAAGTTACATCTACAGATACAGGATCGGGCACATTTAACATGATTATCAGACGCGGTGACGATTACGAGAATAACAAATCTGTTCTTGAAACATGGAACGGTTTGTCTTTAGATCCTAACCAATCTAACTACGTTGCTTACGTTATTGGTGACCAAGCTTACACAGTGGCAACAGACGATTTAGGAAACGCTTACTTACAAACTACAGGTTCTTACCAAAATAAGAGCAAGTACGTTAGAGTTAAATCTGTAAACGCAGCAACTCCTGGATATTTCAACTCTTACGGTCAAGTTCAATCTCAATATACGGCTTCTTTACCAACATCAGGATCTGGTTCTTACAACGGAGCTTTTGGAGGTTCAACCGGTAATTCTAACGCTAGCTTAACTGGATCTAACTTCTTCGAAAACATTCCAAACTTAGCAAATAACCCAGCTCAACCAAGTACTAACATACAAGGTTTGAACTCAGGAGACTATAATACGGCTATCAACTTATTGAGCAACAAAGACGCTTATCAATTTAACGTTATTTATGCTCCAGGTTTGACCAACGTAAATGCGTCTAGTCAAATTAATAGCATTGTTAATACAGCTCAAACTCGCGGAGACGCTATTGCAGTAGTTGATATGGTTGGTTACGGTCAAGCTATCCCTACAGTTTTAGGTCAAGCGGCTGGATTCGATAACTCATACGCAGCTACATATTGGCCATGGGTACAAATCAGATCTCGTGAAACTGGTAAAGTTAATTTCGTTCCTGCTTCTACATTAGTACCAGCAATCTACGAATACAACGATAAAGTTTCTGCAGAATGGTTCGCACCAGCAGGTTTGAACAGAGGCGCAATGACAACAGTATTACAACCAGAAAGAAGATTAACTTCTAACGATAGAGACAGATTATATCAAGGATCGGTTAACCCTATCGCTACATTCCCTGGAGTTGGTACAGTTATCTACGGTCAAAAGACTCTACAAGGTAAAGCTTCTGCTTTAGACAGAGTTAACGTTAGAAGATTGTTGATTGCTTTAAAATCTTATATCGGCCAAATCGGTCAAAACATCGTATTCGAACCAAATACTCAAGTAACTCGTAATAAATTCTTAAGTCAAGTTAACCCTTATTTAGAGTCAGTTCAACAAAGACAAGGTTTATACGCATTCCAAGTAGTAATGGACGATAGTAATAACACTCCTGACGTAATCGATAGAAATCAATTAGTTGGATCTATCTACTTACAACCAACAAGAACAGCGGAATTTATTCAATTAGATTTCAATATCTTACCTACAGGAGCAACATTTGGTCAATAATAACAAACACAACAGAAAATGAACGATAATACAATTATTAGAATTAAAGTACCAGCACGTTTATACGAGAGTGTAAAAGCTAGGTTAATGATCAAAGAAAACTATGAAGCTCCAGTAGAAGAAACTGAAACTTTAGAAGAATCTCCAATAGTAGACGTAATAACTGCATTATCAGGAGTATTAGGACTAGGTCTAACAGGCGTAGCAATAACTAAAGCTCAAGATCTTTTGAAAAAGAAGAACCCTGAATTGTTTGATAAATTACAGAGTGCAGGCGCTTCTATGAAAAATCAAGGCGCAGATTTAAACGAAGCTAAAAAAGTAGACCCTAAAAAAGCTGCTGAAGATAAAAAGAAAGCTGACGAGAAGAAAAAGAAAGAAGCTGAAGCTAAGAAGAAAAAAATGGAAGAAGCTAAAGATACTGAAAAAGCAACTCCTGCGGATCTTGAAAGAGCAAAAAAAATAAACAATCATTATAATAAAAAAGCGAAAGACGATTATGACAACACTACACGTATGATCTCACTCGCTAGAGCAGGTAAAATAGGTCCAGCAAAAACTAAAAAATAAGTAGAGTAATATTTATACTAAATACAACCAAAAATGCCAGTATTAGATCCAAACGAAATTATGTTTACGTCGTTCGAACCCACAGTTTCTAACAGGTTCGTAATGTACATAGACGGCATTCCTTCATATATGATCAAAAAAGCAGACGCTCCTGGCGTTACTTTGAACGAGATCAAAATTGACCACATCAACGTTTACCGTAAGTTAAAAGGTAAAGCTGAGTGGAGAGACATGAGTTTGTCATTGTACAATCCAATTTCTCCATCAGGTCAACAAGCTGTAATGGAATGGGTGAGATTACACCACGAGTCAGTTACCGGTAGAGACGGTTACTCAGACTTCTATAAGAAGGATTTGAGTTTAAACATCATCGGTCCAGTTGGTGATATCGTATCAGAGTGGATTATCAAAGGCGCTTTCATTAAAGAAGCAACTTTCGGTACCTACGATTGGTCTACAACAGATCCTACAGAGTTAACAATCTCAGTTGGAATGGACTACTGCGTATTGAATTACTAGTCTCAGATTAACGAATATAAAAGAAAGGCCGCACCACTGCGGTCTTTTTTTGTTCCCGGAAACTTGTTTAATTTATATTTATATATAAAATATACAGTTTATGGCAGAAAAGTTTACGGTTCCCACCGAAATGATCGACCTTCCTTCTAAAGGTCTTGTTTACCCAAAAGAAAATCCATTATCAGCAGGTCAAGTAGAAATGAAATACATGACGGCTAGAGAAGAGGACATATTAACCAATGTGAACCTGTTACGTCAGGGCTTAGCTATCGAAAAGATGCTTAAGTCACTCATTAAGACAGAAATAAAGTACGAGGATCTAACCCTAGGAGACAGGAATGCACTTTTGGTTGCAGCTCGTATCTTGGCTTACGGTAAAGACTACAATTTGAAGTATGCTAACCCAAATACAGGACAAGAGGAAGTAATTGTTGTTGATTTACAGAAGTTGGGATACAAAAACGTTGATTTATCTTTATTTAGTAATAACAACGAAGTCTCTTACGAATTGCCTTTCACCAAGAACACGGTCACTTTCAAGATTCTTACAATTGACGACGACAAGCGAATCGATGATGAAGCAAAAGGTATCAAAAAAGCATTGGGTCAAGACGCTGGAATCAGTTTAAGATTGAAGTATCAGTTGACCTCTATCAACGGAGACAGATCAACAAAGACAATTAGAGACTTTATCGATTCAGGAGCTTTGTTATCAAGAGATTCTAATCCTTTGAGACAGTTTATATCTTCTGTTACTCCTGATATTGAAATGAAAACTACCGTTAGTTTAGCAGACGGTACTGAAACGGAAATCGACGTACCGATGACCGCGGAGTTCTTTTTTCCCGGGAGCGGAATATAGACACACATTTATGACCGAAGTCTTCGAACTTACCTATCACGGTGGCGGAGGCTTTACCTATTCCGAGGTATGGAACATGGATGTGAATAAGAGGCGATTCAACCTTAAAAAGATCAACGAGTACATTCAAAAGGTAGAAGAGCTAAAGGACGATCAGAATAAAAAGATCACAGAAAAGACAGATCCTAACAAGATTAACGTCCCAGAGTTCGCCAGATCAAAGGCCGAAGAGCCAACTTTTGTTTCCAAAGTAAAATCTAAGTCTTAATATTTATTTGTAGACAATAACTGTACATGGCTAACGAAAACAAAAATACTGGCCCTCAAAATATAGATCCAAAGCAATTTGCTGCGGGTTTAAAAACGCTATTAGAAGATCAAGGTGATTATC